CTACAATTTTAATGGATACGATTATATAAATTTTATTTGGTGACGAAGGGGGCGAAGGTATGAAAAATGGGGCAAAAAAGAAGACGGGCGGGGGGCGACATGCGCGAAGAAAAGGACATCAATTTGAACGTGACACGGCGATTCGGGTTCGCCATATATTCCCAAAAGCGCGAAGGCATTTGGAGTATCAAGACGCTGAAGCGAACGGTGTCGACTTAGTCAATACCGGCGATTTTAAAATTCAATGTAAGAAACTTCGAAAGTATGTTTCGGTTACTACGATTGATGAAATCAAGTGTAACCGGGCGTTCGGCGAAGTTCCCGTCGTTGTCACGGAAGGCGACAACTTGCCCGCCATGGCGATTTTGTATTGGGACGATCTTTTAGACTTGATCGAATTCTGGGAATCGTCACGCCGAAAAAACGTGGTAAAGCCCCAAGGCGAATAGAAAAAAGCATCCTAACGCTAAAAACATGGCGCGCGCCTTGACCGCTTCAACCGTTGCGGTCAAGAACATAAAGCCGACGATGAACACCGCCGCGGTTATCGGGACCGTGAATAGAACAAACGTCAAAACGTTTGATAAAAAGTCAATCATTCGCGCCCCTTTGGTAAAAGTTCGGTCAATGCGGCTTTGGGCGTCGACCGGGTTTCAAGAAACTTTGGGTCAAAAGCTTTGGGGTTTTGTAGCATCAAAACCAAATGTTCGGCTTCAAGGTGACGATTCGCTAAAGCGAACCGCATGACGTCTTCAAGGTATGACACGACCGCGGCTTCAATGGCTTCGGGGGCGCGTTTGATCGCTTCGGTTGGTCGATGCGTGTGAAGCGCGTATGAAAGCCCATAACGAATCGCGTTTTGTAGTGTTCGGTGTTTTCGTCGTCTCATGTTTTTACTTTCGTTTGGCGGGTTTTTTACTTAGTTGGTTTCCTAGGTATTCGGTAAAGCGCCGTATTTCGAGCGTACTTGCGTTTCGACAAAAGGGACGTAGTAAGTCGATCGCGCGGACAATGTCCCGATGCGGCTTTTTTAGGTTCATAGCTTTTTGTCGTTCAAGGCGCCGATGTTTCGCGAGTTCCTTGTGGAGTTCGAATTCGCGTTCGTCGGCTTCGGTCATCTTGTCGATACAATCAAGACGCGCAGGTCTGATTTTCATGGTGTTATTGTTGAGGTCGTATTCATACGCTTCGCCCGCGTATATGTTTCGGATACCTGTAAACGTAAGGCGTTCTTTTTGCCCAAGAACTCGAAACGATTGGACGATGTCGCCGAATGACGTGACACGTTCGCCTAAGTAAAGCGCCGGGACAATGTTCGCGGGTTTTCTATTTTCTTCGACTGGTTTTTTCTTTTTTGGTTTCATAACTTGTTCCCGGCTAAAACGTAAGCTTCAAGTCTTCGGAAGTCGCGGCAAGTTGGCGGGTCTAGTTGACAAATTTTGAAGGTTCCGGCCGCCGGATCAAGATTGTAATAGTCGGTCAAGGCGTCTTGAAACGCTAAGAGATGGGCTTCGAAACAAGTCGCATCCGACATACCGTCGCAGTATAAAGCTTTGAACCTTGAAAAGCTGATAAAACTATCAGCGACGACGTAACCTGTTCCGCCGTCTTTCGGTGACCCGCAAGCGGTAAGTATCAAGAACCCTAAAACACAAATCAAAGTTTTCATAACTATTCACTCATGTCGATTTCGAAAACGGTTTTTTCACGAATGTCGGCGACGTGTAAGTTCACAAGCTTTTCGACTTTGACGTTTAAAAGTCGCGCGATTGTCGTGAACTTACTTAAGGGATAGTTACACGCGTTTCGTTCGCAGTTCGACACGAACTGACTTCCCGCGTACCCCAATTTTTTAGCGAATTCTAGTTGTGTGAACCCGGCGCCTTCCCGCGCTTTCTTTAAAAACCTATTTAGTCGATCCATTTGGTGCCTTTCGTGTTTTGCGCCAAAAGCGCGATTTCAGTGAATAGGGCCGCCGCGGTCAAGCCCGACATAGCGCCCCAGAAAAATAGTTGTAACGTCATTTTATATCTCGTTTTCCGTCGCTTCAATTTCGTGGCTTTCATTCTGCGCCGACAAAATGGCGATCGCGTTTCGGTACATGTCAACTAAAGCGCCCGACAAGGTTTCAAAACAACCGCCGTCGGCGCTTTTTGATTCAATCGACGGGTAATAGGTCGATGAATAGAAAAGCCCGTCTCGGCGTTCTTCGACCGTTAAGACGGCGTAAACGCCGTCAACCGTGTGAAGGGTGTCCGCGCGCCCGTCTTTCAGTTTGATTTTGATTTTTTCGTGTATCATTTGAAAAGCCCTTTCGTTATGTCACGCCCCGCATGATCCAAAACTAACACGTCGGGGCGGTAAGGTCCACGGGACGCGCCCGCGCTTTTTATTTGAAAGCCTTCGACCCAAATTTTACGGGTATAGTCCCAAAACCGATTTTGGGTTTTGTGCTTTTTAAAAACCCGTATCATTTGGCACCGACTTTCAAAACCGTTGTTTTGGCGCCCGTAACACTTTTAGGGGTTTTGCTTTCAGCACCGCAGTTTGAACAAAGAAGAAACGGCGGCACCGATTCATGTATCGAAAATGACAACGATCCGTTTTCAGGGTTTTCTATTAACGCGCCACAATCCGGACACTCAATGTCAAATGTGAAAAGTTTCGCCTTAGCTGTTTTCATTTGGCACCGCCGGGCGTTCGGGTTAGCTGAAAATAGAACGAACGCAAAATCGGTTTTTTCAAGAATATCTGTAAGCACACGCCGCGACCTTGTTGGGTTAGGCGCATGGTGACGAACGAACAGTCAACAATCCAAAAATGCCATTGGCCGGGACAACCGTAACCGATCAAGTCTTCGCGTTTAAAGATAAAAGCCTTCATTTTACGCCCCCTCTACAATCGCGTAGTGAATGACATTTGTTTTCGTGACTTTGGTGAACGTATAGCCTTCGCGCTCAACGCGTTCCCATTTGTTGCGCGCGAAAATGTCTTTCAGGTATTCCAAACACGCGCGAACATTGTCCGCGCGAAAAATCGTTTCACCGTAGCACGTACCATAAAGGTCGTGCCTTTTGATTTTAAAAGTTTTCATCTTTAGACCTCAACTTTCAGGCTTTTCAATGTTCGGCGACTGTATTCGTTCGAGATCAAGGTCCCGTCGCCGCAACGGTAAGTTATCAATCGGCCGTTGGCGGTTTCTTTTATGTCGGTTACAACGACCCGCGAACAAACGGGGGTTTTCACCTCGTCGCCGATTTTTAGTTGTGAAGCTAGTTTTTTCATTCTTTTTTCCCTTCGTTAGTCTTGCCTTATACATAAATTCTATAGAACCTAACGCGGTAAGTCAACGAATTTTCTTGAAACTTGTCATTTTTTCAAATTAAGATCCGAAAAGCATTATAAACGCTTATAAGCGATCTAAAAGGGGTTAAACTATGGCCGACCAAAGCCAAAAAACGTCACCGAAGCGCCGTTCACCGTCTCAAATTGAAACAACTAACACCGAATACGACGACACCGCTAAAACGCCGTCAATGCGCGTTGGCGAACCGACTAAGGTGAAACTACGTTCGCAACAAACGTTCATGCACCACTTGTTCAAAGCGACAATCGCGATCATGCGAAAAAACGTGTCTTGGGTTAAGTTTCAACCCAAACTTGTCGACGTTGAACACGTTCATTTTTTTCACACTAAAAATTCAATGGGCATGCCGCAAGAATACACGAACGAAGTCGGCGGTCACTTTCATAAAATCGAATGGGGCGTTGACGCGTCCGGGAACCCGGTCGCGAAATGTGGTCCGGCTTTAAAGAAAATTCAAAAGCGCGGCCGCGGCGGTCTCATGTCGACGATCAACAAACAAATTTCTTGGGTCGATAAGTTCGACGAAGAATCCGAAGAACGGGTTTTAACGGACGACCATGTTCACGATATGGTGTACATGGGTTCGGATGAATTGAGCGTTATAAAACAAACACACCTTGCGCCCGGCGCGGCTATGGGTTTTGCGCCCCGTATGCCAACAAACGACAAGGGTGAAAGCGAAATCGAAATCAAGGACATGACGGCCGATGCTTAGTGACGTCCGTCGGATCTTTGACGAAAGTGTCGATACACTTTTCAAAGACAAGCCGAATCTCATTCCGTTTTTTAAAGATCACGAACGAAAGAACGTGGTCTTGAACAATTTGTGTGAGCAAATACTTATCATTGAAAATCGAAACTTGAACTTCAAAGCTGAAAACTATCGGTCAACGATAAAAGATATCGCGCTTTTGTTTTGTAAAGCGGCGTTGAAGCATACCGAAGAATTGAATTTGTCGTCGGCAGAACGTAACCGCCGCGATCGTGAACAAAACATTTTAAAGATCGCTCAAGAAACTATAAAGGAACTTCAAAAAGATGGGGTCGTCAAAGGTATCGTCGAAGACAAAGTCGAAGACAACCAAGACCGCCAAAATTTCGGGTTATGATCCGGGACGCCCGACGTTATATCATCCGAAGTATTGTCGCGAACTTGTTGACTTCATGGCGCAAGGAAAATCATTCTTTGCGTTCGGCGCTTTGATCGACGTTCACGTCGACACGCTTTACGAATGGTGCAAAAAGCACAAAGAATTTTCCGATGCTAAAAAGATGGGCGAAGCAAAGGCGTTAGCGTATTGGGAAGACGCGGTACAAGCTTCACGAGACAAAACCGGCGCAAAACCCGCGATGTATCTTTTCACGATGCGTTGTCGTTTTGGTCGATACGGTTACAATCCCGATTCGGCTTTGAATTCATTCAGTGGTGACGGCGAAGACGATTTTGAATTCGACTACGGCGACAAAGATGAAGAAAAAAATTAAATACCGGCGATTGTCGGCGCAAAAGAAGTTCGACGAATCAGAAAAGTTTTATGACATCTTGTCCGCGGGCTTCGGATACGGGAAAACGTTTTCGCTTGTTATGAAAACGCTTCGTCTTGCGAAAACAAATCGAAACGTTCCGGGCGCTTTACTTTGTCCGAATCTAAAAATGTTCAAGCGCGACGTTTTGCCAACGCTTGAAGAAATTTGTTTCACAAATCGGATACCGTACAAATTTCACAAAACCGAATATGTGATAAAACTTCCCGTTTGGAATTCTAAAATCTGGGTATATCATTCCGAAGACGACGGTTATTCGATAAAAGGTTCGAACGTTGGTTGGGGCGCGATCAACGAAGTGAACCTTTGCACGTCTAAAGCGTTTGACGCGTTCGTTTCGCGTATTCGACTAAAACATTCGAAGCTTCGTCAATGCGCGATGTCCGGAACGCCCGAGGGGTTTAACTGGTTTTATAACCGCTTTATCGCCGAAAAGCGCGACGACACCGATGTTTTTTACGGTGACGTCCGCGAAAACCCCCACATAGCCGGTGACTACGTTGACAATCTTTTAAAAACTTACGACCCGCAAGTCGCGCTTCAATACGTCGAAGGCAAGTTCGTCAACATTAACGCGCTTGCGGCGCTTCACCAATTTGATCGAAAGAAACACGCAACCGAACGAATCGAACGTGACCCAACCCTTGAAGTCTGGGTTTCTTGCGATTTTAACGTCGACCCGATGTCCGCAACGATTTATAACTACGTTCCCGGTTCAAAACCAAAGCTTCGGGGTTTTGGTGAAGTAAAGATCCGCGGTGCCGATACTAACGACCTAGGGCGCGCGATCTTGCGAATTGTCGGTTCGCCCCGCGGCGTTGTTATATTCCCAGATCCCGCGGGCGACGCGCGCTCGACCAAAGGACCGAACACTGACATCGACATTTTGAAATCATTCGGCTTTACCGATATCCGTTACAAGGCGAAAATAGCGTCGGTTCGAAATTGTCTTAATGCGGCGAACGCTTTTCTAAGTCGAGACGGCTTGCGTCTTGACCCCGAAAAATGCAAACATACGATCATAGACTTTGAACAGACATCCGTGAAACAAGGAACCGGCGAACTCGACAAGTCAGATCCGCAACATACGCATTGGGTCGACGGGTTCAAGAACATGATTGACTATGAATTCCCAATAACTACGGGGGCGGGCGGTTGGAAAAAAACACAAATCAGATAAGCGAATTTATTTTGGAACGTCTTCGCGAAGCGCCTAGTCTTTCCGCGATCGCGTTTGTAAGTGTCGATCACGACGGCGTCGCTAGGGTTCACGCTTCGAATTTTGAAATTTGGAACAACGAAGACGTAAAGCGTCTTTTAAATTTATGCGCTGGGGGCGACAAAAATGAAGCTAATCATTGAAGACCAAATACTTGACGAAGGTTTCCGCGCGCGTGTGATAAAGGACATCAAGTCGGAATCGAACAACGCGCGAAAAAACGAAGCAAAAAAGCGTTATGAAGTTTATAAAGACAATACCGTCAAGTACGTCATGGCGAAACTTCAACGCGAACTCAAAGACGTTAACACTTTGGCGATAATGGAAAACCGCGCGGCGAACATTTCAATCGGTAAAAAGGTTATCAATAAACTTGGGCGCGTGTACGCGTGTCCAGTGACACGCGAAACGGGGAGCGAAACGGTCAACAACCAAATCGCCGAACTCGCTAAAATCATGAATTTCGACCAAAACCAAAAGAAAGCCGATCGCCTAACACGGCTTCAAAAAAACACACTTGTTTGGTTCTATCCCGACGCCGTTGGTGCCGATGAATACCGTATTTGTCAGAAAGTCTATCAACCGTGGCAGTATGATGTATTAGAAAATCCGAACGACCCGGAACGCCCGGCATGCGTTGTATTTTCTGACTTCAACGATTCCCGTCAATTGGGCTTACCGCTTGGTGAAGGTCCGCAAGTTTCCGCGCTTGAAGGAACGACGTCGGTATCGTCTCACGGAATGACGCTTGCGACGAATTCTTCAATGGCGATAAACACGGACGAAACTAGAACTTATATCTGGTGGACTAATAACTATCATTTCACGACCGATTCAAAAGGCAAAATCTTGCGCGCGATTTCGCCGGAAGGTCTTGAAAACCCGATCGGCCGAATTCCCGGCGTCACCGTTGCCGAAGACCAAGACGGCGAATACTGGGCGCAGGGCGGTCAGGACTTGATCGACGGCGCGATCTTAGTGAATACACTAATAACCGACATGTTCGCGATCGCGTTCATGCAAGGTTGGGGTCAACTTGTTATCACGGGCGACAAGGTTCCCGAAGAATACGTCATGGGACCGCATCACGCGCTTGTTCTTCGATACGATTCTAAAGCCGGTGAAGCAAAGCCCGAAGTTGACGTGATAAACGCGAACCCGCCGCTTGCCGATTGGATGCGTTCAATTGAACAGTACGTCGCGCTTTTACTTTCAACTAACAATCTAAGTCCGACGACGGTCGCTTCGAAGCTTGACGTTTCGGCGTTTCCGTCCGGTGTCGCGTTACTTGTCGACCGAAGCGAATCGACCGATTCGATCGAAGACAAAGAACAAGATTTCTATTGGGCGGAACTTGCCGAATGGGAAGTCATAAAGCGGTATCATAACTTGTACTATGACCGAAAACTTTTAGCGCCGGAATTCGCGGACGTTGGGCGAATACCCGACGAAACACGCGTGACACCAAAGTTCGGCGAACGAAACGCGGAAGTCGTAACCGAATCGGAACGCTTGGACAATATGAAAAAACGCCGCGAACTTGGGGTCGCGTCTCAAATTGACTTAATAATGCAAGACAACCCCGGCATGTCCAAAGACGAAGCGATGAAAAAACTTTTGGATATCAAGAAAGACGAAGTCGAATCAATCGGCCGCGAAATGCAAAACCAAATTAAAAACATGCAAGGGCTAAAGAATGGAACCAAATCAACCGACGACGACGGAAGTGACGACAAAGACGGAAACGCCGACGACAAAGAAGACGGCGAAGACGCGTAAAGGTTATAAACTACAACCGGGTTTCGTTTGGAACCCGCTTTATGCGTATCCGAAAAATTGGAAGTGTGTTTGTAAAAGCGGGTTAAAGTACAAACGTTGTTGCCTTCCAAAGATCAAGCCCGCGGTCACGATCGAAGACGCACAAAAGCTAAAAAGGTTTTTACCGAATGGCTATTAAAAAACTTGTCTATGAATTCGACCCGGTCGAACTTTTAGGCGTTAGCCTTCCCGAAGGGCGATCGAAGCGCCGCGAAGTTTTAGAAGAACTAGCGGACTACGTTCGAACGGAAGTTTTGTCATACGTTGGTGACGGCAAAAGCCCGGTCGCGGGTGGACAATGGAAGCGGTCATTGTCGCCGGAATATAAAAAGATAAAAGAAAAAATCAGCGGGTCGACATTCGCGAACTTAGAACTCTACGGCGACATGCTTGACGCGCTTGAAGCGCGTGTCACTTCAAAAGGGACAATTCAGTTCGGTATTTGGGACGCGACCGAAGCGGCCAAAGCGGACGGTCATAACAACTTTTCGGGCGAATCGGAACTTCCGGCGCGTGAATTCATTCCGAACGAAGACAAAAATCAGACCTTTAAAAAACCGATCGTCGACGGAATGAAAGCGATCGCGAAAGAATTCTTCGATGGCGAAGACCGTTAAAGTTAACACCGCGAAATTCAAAAAAGACTTAGAGCGCGAAACCGGGCTTCAAGTCGAAAAGGCTATGAAAAGCGTGACGCGCAACGACAAGATTGAAGTCGGCGAAGCGGTTATCGACGAAATGAAAGATTTGATTTCAAAAGGCGTAAGCCCGATCGCGCGCAAAGGTCGGTTCGATGCGTACAAATGGGCGGGCGCCGCGGCTAAAATCATGAAAGTCGCTAGACGCTTGTCGGGCGATCGTCGCGCCAAAGCGAAACAAAAAGCCGAATCTTTAAAAAAATCGAAATATCCCTACAGTGTGCAAAAAGAGTTTCCGAACAAGCGGGAACGGCCGGTCAATTTATACTTGAGCGGGGC